GCCATACTGGCAAAGACATCATGCTCGGCAAGAAGTACACCGAGGCTGAATGCCGCGCGCTTCTCAGTAAAGACCTGAACACCGTCGCCCGCCAGATTAACCCTTACATCCAGAAGCCGATCCCCGAAACAATGCGTGGGGCGCTTTACTCATTCGCGTATAACGTTGGCGCTGGCAACTTCCAGACCTCCACGCTGCTGCGCAAAATCAACCAGGGCGACCAGAAAGGTGCATGCGACCAGCTGCGCCGCTGGACTTACGCCAAGGGTAAACAGTGGAAAGGTCTGGTAACTCGCCGCGAGATTGAGCGCGAAGTTTGTCTTTGGGGGCAGAAATGAGCCGATTAGCAGCCATTATCAGCGCTGTTGTGATCTGCCTGATAGTCAGCCTCGGCTGGCTGGCCAGTCATTACCACGACAACGCGACCGAGTTCAAAAGGCAGCGTGACGAGAAGGTTAAAGCGCTAAACCTTGCGAACGAGACCATCACCGACATGACAACTCGGCAGCGCGATGTTGCAGCGCTCGATGCCAAATACACGAAGGAGTTAGCCGATGCAAAAGCTGAAAATGATGCTCTGCAGCGCAAGCTTGATAATGGTGGTCGGGTGCTCGTCAAAGGCAAGTGTCCAGTGTCAGCCACAACCCAAACCGCCGGCGCCGCCAGCATGGGCGATGATGCCACCGTCGAACTCTCTGCAGTTGCTGGACGAAACGTTCTCGGTATCCGATCCGGAATCGTCAGCGACCAAACAGCCCTGAGGGCGCTGCAGGAATACATCACCACGCAGTGCCTGAAGTAAGGCATTACAGAGCCACTTCCAGAGGTGGCTCGATAATGTCACAACGAGGTAAGCCATATGCGCACCACTGGAATCCTAATGGCGGAAATTACGCTTCGCCCATACATGAAGCCGCTGCTCATCCTTTCAGTGCTTTTGCGCTGGGGCTGGCTCACTAAGAAGTGTATCCGGGTTGGCCCTGTAATTGAGAAGAAGGCGTGATTATAAAGTTCTGCAAATGGTGCATTAAAAGCGCCATTGACAGAGTTTTATGTAAGTTTGTTGATGACTCGGTGTCGAAATTACCGAGCAAGTATCTTCGGTGCCTAGAGGATTGTTCTGCATGACTGAAAATGACAATCGCAGACCATACCCTCCCGTCAACTTCACTGGGGAAAACTGGCTGCCGTATACCCGGCTGATCCCTGCTACCGAAATCGGCGAGTGGGTAAATCAGAACATCCTCTCCGAAGAGGGCCGAATCCATAACCCTGACCATGCGCACTTGGTCGATGCTGATGTCGCGTTTATGTGGGCCTCTGGCTCATTCGCCAAGAGCGGGCGCATTGTGCTTGGTCAATGTGAGCAGGTAATGATGCGCGCTGGAGGCTGGCAGAAGTCCCGCATGGAGCAGCAGATGCATGAATGGTTCGGTCGTATACCTAAGTTCATCATCACCCTGGCTGCCGACTACTGCGAGCAATGCAACGATCTGGAGTTCTGCGCACTGGTAGAGCATGAGCTTTACCACATCGCCCAGGCTACCGATGACTATGGTGCGCCGAAGTTCAACAAAGAGACCGGAATGCCGGTGCTGAAGCTTCGCGGCCATGATGTCGAGGAATTCGTTGGTGTGGTCCGACGTTACGGCGCCAGCAAAGATGTGCAGGAAATGGTGGATGCGGCGAACAGGCCGGCGGAGGTTGCTCATATCGATGTTGCCAGAGCGTGCGGGACATGCATGCTGAAACTGGCTTAATAACTGGACTGTACTGGACGGATGGTGAAACATGGCTGCACTAAAACCAGAAGTGAAAGCCTACATCATTCAGATGCTTGCGTGCTATGACACGCCTTCGCAGGTGGTCGAGGCCGTCCAGAAAGATTTCGGTATCGCCATAACCCGGCAGCAGGTCGAAACACACGATCCGACAAAGGTTAGCGGGAAGACTCTCGCCAAAAAATGGGTCGACCTCTTCAACCGCACCCGCGACCGCTTCCTCAACGAAATCTCCGACATTCCGATCGCCAACAAAGCCTACCGCCTGCGCGTCCTGCAGCGAATGTCTACGACTGCCGAGAATATGAAGAACATCGGCATGACCGCACAGCTGCTGGAGCAGGCGGCGAAAGAGGTCGGTGAGGCTTACAGCAATAAGCAAAAGGTCGAGCACACCAGCCCTGACGGTAGCATGTCGCCGCGGCCAACGACGATCAGACTGGTAGGAGTCGAGCCAACTAATGGAAAGTCAGGTTGACCTGCAAATCCCGGCGAAGCTCGTACCTGTATTCGCTACTGAAGGTATTCGTTACCGTGGTGCGCATGGCGGCCGTGGTTCAGCAAAGACGCGCACATTTGCGCTAATGAGCGCGGTTAAAGCGTACCAGGCAGCTGAGAGCGGGTTGAGCGGCGTCATTCTATGCGCGCGAGAGTTTATGAACTCCCTCGAAGAATCTTCGATGGAGGAAGTTAAGCAGGCGATCCGATCAGTTCCGTGGCTGGATGATTACTTCGATATTGGCGAAAAGTACATTCGCACCAAAAACCGCAATGTCAGCTACGTGTTCTGCGGCCTGCGCCACAATCTCGACAGTATAAAATCCAAGGCGCGCATTCTTGTTGCCTGGGTCGATGAGGCTGAGTCGGTATCGTCGACGGCCTGGAAGAAGCTGCGCCCGACGGTGCGTGAAAAAGGCTCTGAAATCTGGGTGACATGGAACCCGGAGAAAGACGGTAGCGCCACTGACAAGCTATTCAGAAAGAACCCACCGAAAAACTCGATGATTGTCGAGATGAACTACAGCGACAATCCGTGGTTCCCGGAGGTGCTCGAAGAGGAGCGTCTCGAAGACCTGGAAAACCTCGATTACGCCGATTACGCGTGGATCTGGGAAGGTGCTTATCTGGAGAACTCCGATAAGCAGGTGCTGGCGAATAAATACGTCGTGCAGAGCTTTGCTGATGACCTGTGGCAGAAAGCTGAACGGTTGCTGTTTGGTGCTGACTTCGGCTTTGCAAAAGACCCCAACACGCTCATTCGCATGTTCATTCTGGAGAGCAATCTCTACATCGAATATGAGGCGTACGGCAATGGCGTAGAGCTTGATGACATGTGGAAGTTTTACGCTGGCAAGGAAGAAGCCACGCCGAAACAACTTGAAGACTGGAAGGTTACTGACGAGGCCAAATTCCCCGGCATTCCAGAAGCGCGTAAATGGCCCATCAAAGCCGATAACTCTCGACCGGAAACTATCAGCCATATCAAGGGGCAGGGCTTCAATATCTCAGCCGCGCAGAAATGGCAAGGCAGCGTTGAGGACGGCATAACATGCCTGCGCGGCTTCAAGAGAATCATCATTCACCCTCGATGCAAAGAAACGGCGAAAGAGGCTCGGCTTTACTCGTACAAAACGGACCGGATCACCGGTGAAGTTCTGCCGGTAATCGAGGACAAGAATAACCACTGCTGGGACGGTATCCGGTACGGACTGGATGGATATATCAAACGTAAGCCTCGGTCGATGGGGATGATGATCCCTAAACGCCTGCAAGGGCGTTAAAATGAATATGTGGTGAATGCGCAGGCTGATGCGTCAAACCAGACCTTAACGGTCAGGAGTCAGGCAAGACAAAGCCGGTCAATCCGGTGGCGGCCCCCGTTGTGACTCAAAGTCGGAGATCAGCACCGGCCACCACACCTACATTTCAAGGTCGCAACTGCGGCCTTTTTTATTGTCTAACCCACGCCAAGCGGATACAGCATGAATAAAAACCTCACACTGGCCGTCAACCACGCGTTGAACGACGCCAGGCTTGCCCGCGCCCGTATGGGTTTGCTGAATCCCACTATGGGCCTGGACAATAAGCGCGGCTCTGCGTGGTGCGAATACGGCTTCCCTGAGCAGATCACTTACGACAACCTGTACTCGCTATATCGCCGCGGTGGCATCGCTCACGGTGCGGTAGAGAAACTCGTCGGTAAATGCTGGCAGACCAACCCGGAAATCATAGAAGGCGATGACGCCGACGAAAGCGAAGATGAAACCGCTTGGGAAAGAAAAACCAAACAGGTATTCACTAACCGTTTTTGGCGTTCGTTTGCTGAGGCAGACCGGCGCCGACTGGTTGGAAGGTATGCCGGTATTCTGCTCCACGTTCGCGACAATCAGGACTGGAATATGCCGGTAACAAGAGGGCGCGGGCTTGAGAAAATCACCGTTGCCTGGGCTGGTTCACTGACTGTTGGCGAATGGGACACAGGACTGAACTCAAAGACCTACGGTCAGCCAAAGATGTGGCAGTACACTGAGCGTTTGCCGAATGGTTCAAGCCGCCGAGTTAATATCCATCCTGACCGTGTATTCATCCTCGGCGATTACTCAGACGATGCGATCGGCTTCCTTGAGCCATCCTATAACGCCTTTGTCAGCCTGGAAAAAGTTGAGGGTGGTTCTGGCGAGTCGTTCCTGAAGAACGCAGCGCGCCAGCTGGCTTTAAGCTTCGACAAGGAGATCAACTTTGGCGAGATAGCTTCAATGTACGGCGTTGGCGTTGACGAACTACAGGACAAGTTCAACGAAGCTGCGCGAGAGATGAACCGTGGGAATGACGTGCTGCTTTCCCTGCAAGGAGCAAGCGTAACATCTCTGGTGTCACCGGTTTCCGATCCGTCACCAACCTATGACGTCAACCTGCAAACGGCCGCCGCCGGGGTAGATATCCCGACGCGAATTCTTGTTGGCAATCAGCAAGCCGAGCGCTCCAGCACCGAAGACCAGAAATATTTCAATTCTCGCTGTCAGTCGCGCCGCGTAGACCTCGCTTTCGAGATAGAGGACTTCTGCGACAAGCTTATCGACCTGAAGATAATCGACTCTGTGAGCCAGAAAACTGTTATCTGGGATGACCTGAACGAGCAGAACGCCGCTGAGAAACTCGCTAACGCCAAAGTAATGGGTGAGATTAACCAGACCATGCAAGGCAGCGGAGAAAATCCTGCGTTTAGTCGCGAAGAGATTCGCACAACTGCCGGTCACGAAAATGACGACGAAGAGCCGTTAGGAGAAGAGGATGGTCTCGAAGAAGAAGACGAAGCCGCC